AAAGTTTCCTCCAGGACCCCAGTGAACTCCAGGAGTTGCACCAGAAAGAATTGAAACTGATCCTGATGGCTTAACTGTTGTTACACGAATTGATTCACGAACACATAGCCATTCTGAATACTGGTGATCATAGTGACGGATCTTGTTGTATCCCTCATCCATCCACTCACGAACAACTGGCAAACCCTTTTGATCTGCAAACGATGCAATACCTGTTAGAGATGTGCCAATACGACGATTACGTTGCATGATGCCGTTTGTTTGTGGCCAATGTGTTGGAACCAGTGTTACTGTCTTTCCGTAAAGGTATGCAAACTTCAGGGTACGCAGGAAGTCCTCCTTGGATTCATGACGATTCAAGTGCACTTCTACAAGTGTACATAATTCGTATGATTCCAATGGCTGCTCCGCACATGGGTTAAATCCCATCACACGATAATCCTTACCGTCTGGCGCATCCTTTAGTCGTCCATAATTACGAGCAACATCAAGCCAGATAAAGCCTGGTTCTCCGTTTTCTGTAATTAAGTCTACATAATCTTCGTACTTTGTTCCTACTTCTGCTGAAATAGAATTGTTAGACATCCAAGCCCAACCTGGATTCTCTGGATCAAATGAGTTACGCTCTGGGAACATCTCTGAATTCTTTAGATTCATGAATGTGTCGTCTCCTGCAGTACCCAAAGCAAGTGTTGCTGATCTACGAACATTGCCTGATACCACACAGGTACCAATAAGGTTTACCAAGTCTACTATGGCACGAGAGTCTAGTGTTTCTCCGCCTCTGGAGCCGATTACACGGTCTATCTGGTCGTGTAACTTGATAAGAGGTGCAGGTCCTGATGCAACGCCTCCAAAGCCCTTGATTGGGGCTCCTAGAGGTCTGATCAAATCATAGTTAAACTTCTGAATACTTTGGTTTGGTCGCAGATATGAGTTTATAAGAAGTCGAACTGATTCTACCCATCCTTCACGAGTGTCTGGAATTTCAAAGATCTGCTCTGGTTCAGTTGGAGCATAGATTGCAAAATTCTTTTCCTGTCCTACAGTATCAAATCCTACACCAATACCAAGCATAAGAGCGTCCATAACCCAAGCAAATAAAGCACCTGGATCATTCTTGTCAAGATCCTTTGTTGAAACCATTGCACAGTTTTGTAGTGCTGCTGAGTTTTTCTTCTCCATAGTCATAGGAGTTCCAAATGCCCACATACCTCTTCCTGGAGGTGTCCACTTTAGTTCAAACATTCTTTGAAATGCTTCTTGTGCCGACTTCTGAGCCTTATAATCGTTCCATGGTAGACGATTTTCCTTAGCATGGTTCTTCTGTACTGAGTACATTCCCTCGATTACACGACGACAAACTTCATGCCACCTCTCCTTAGTTCCATCTTCCTTCATGCGAGAATAAGTACGGATAAAAGTAATTTCTCCAAGTGAATTTTCTGCTGCATCTTTAAATCCAAATGGGCTCTCTTGTGTTTTGTACTTTTCTACAAAATCCTCTGGAAGTTTAAAACTAAAAAAATCTGACATGTGTTTCGTCCTTTCTAAAACGGAATAGTGTTAATTATAGCAGAGTTTTCTAAAAAGCAAAACTCTCAATGTATTGTTAAGAGATTGAGACTAGTTAAAGTTCTTCTTTTCCCATGCGGAACCTCTATATGCATTTGGATATAGTCCTGCTCCTCGTTTTCTTTGACGAGATATTTCTTCTGGATCATGATTTAAATCAACAACCATATCCCAGGACTCCCTTTTAAATGGTATTGCTTGTATTATTGGGGTTCCTTGTTTTATTACTCCCTCAAAATCTTTTTGCAAAAAGAATGAATTTAGTCCAGCAGTAAGAAAATTATCTGTATCAACAACAGCCTCTATTGCTTTTATTGGAATGTGTCCTTGATGCATTGGAGAAGTAAATAATGTACTGTATCCTGGAGGTGTTTTTGTCATCCACATAGGGTTGATTCTAAAAAGATCTTTTAAATAGATATTAAAATCAGCAGGATAATGAGATATATGATCTGAAGAGTGCCAGCCAATTAGTATATCTTTTATCTTTGAAAACTCCTCTGGGATAGAACATTCTGAGTTTCCATTTTTTGTATTGATATATAGATCTACTGGCATCTTTAAAAGATATCCCATTGACATAGAGTCAAAGAATGGGAGACATTTTTTTACAGTTAAGTTTGCATTGCGATCTTCATTTTCTTTACTAAAAGAAGAAGGCTGATCCTTATACCATGAAGGAATTGTTTTTCCACAGGGACTTGGTTCTGGGAAAAGATACTCAAAATCCTTTGTTGGTAAAGGAAAAAATTGAATTACATTTGTAGACATTTTTGTATCTTAACTACTAAGACATAAAAGCATGCTACTAGTGAATCCAGTGCTGTGGAACCATTATCTTTTCACCAGTCTTAACTAGGTGTGCAGTATGATGGTATGGTGGTGACGGTGGGAAAACAATAATGCTTCCTGCCTTTGGCTTTATAGCAAAGTGATATGATGAAGGATCTGCCACTGCAAAGTCGTCACTAGGTGTTGGGCCTTGAATAGGGCCCTTTGGATCTCTGATTGTAAAGGAAATCTCTCCGCCCTCATAATCGTCATTAAGGTACATTACAAAAGAAACCTTGAGTCTTTCATCTCCTTCTTGCTGATCAAAGTGTGCACCCATAAATGTTCCAGGCTGATACTTTTTGATTGGATACTGTGGAAACAGTTTAGGCTCATCAGTTATTCCCTGTGCCTTTGCATAGTCTCTTGCAACGTCATCAAAAGCCTTTTGTAGTGTATTATAGATGTAGTCATTAACTTCATCTTTTACACCCTTATGGTCTGATGAAGCAATAGTCTTATCTGTTCCATAAACATAGTGCTGACCACTACAAGCCATCCACTCGCCCCAAGGGTCTTGATTATCATTTTCAATTGCCTCGACAAGTTTCTTTGGGTCTTCAATTACGTTTGTGTAATAGTAAACCTTTTCCTCAAGTATTTCTCTATCCATTTTGTATCTCCTTAGTATTTATTTTTTTCATAAAACCCTGTGACCTTCATAAAGCCTACAGTTACATATCTTATAGGTCCTTCTCCAACAGTTCTAACACCATGCTCATACTCTTCATTTCCTGGGAATACAAGTAGGGTCCCTGGTTTTGGTCTTAGATCTGAGTTTTCTTTATTTTTAAAGAATAGGGTTCCGTCCTTATAGTCATCATTAATATAAAGTATAGCAGCATATCTAATAGATGGATCTGTGTGTTGGTCTGTGTGTGACTTTAACTGAACACCTGGCTGCATTCTTTGCATAGTACCAAACCCAGCAAGTTCAAGACTTTCGTCCGCTAAAAGGAGTAACTTTCCAAGCCTTGTTTGAAGAGTTTTGCAAATTTCTTTGCTTGTAATATCTAAATTTTTATCTTCCCAGCCTACTGTAATTTCAAACTTTCCTTCTGCTACTAAGTTCTCTACATCATCTCTTCCAAATTTTTCCATACAAAAACGAGCAAGATTTTTTGTGTACTCGATAGACCACTCTTCGTTGTCTGTTGTTTCAATTATTTCCAGAATGGCCTGAAGTTCTTCTTCTTTTAAAAAGTCTTTTACAAACAAAACATGATCATGAAAAACTTCAACATCATATCCAGCCTCTTCAAACTCTTTTTTTAAAAAAACTTCCATCTATAAATCACCTGCTTTATACTTATTACCATCAGCATCTAGTTTCCATCCTTGCTTTAGTAATTCTTGCCATTCTGCTCTTTCAATCTCTTGCTTTGCTCTTGTTTCTTTCATCTCTGCGGCCCAAGCATCTCTAACTTCTTGCGGATAGTCTGATTCTTCTCTGTCATCCCAAAAAGAACCTATTGTATATCTTACTCCTTTTGTTATTAGGGTTACTTCGTGCATATTGTTAAATCCCCCGTCAAAAACAGCAAGCATTCCAGTCTTAGGTTTAATCTCTATATCTTGATCTGGGAATCGGAGAAGACCTCCTTCAAAATCATCATTTAGATACAAAAATCCTGCGTATCTACTTCTTGTAAATGCTCCAGATTTTCCATTTTCATCCGTATTATCTGAATGCTTTCTAGCGTAGGCTCCTGGTTCCCACTTTTGAGTATGATATCCAATTTTTGAAATAATCTTAGGATCAAGATCATGAACTGATGCAATTGCTTCTGGCATTTTATTTTCAATATCTGAGAACATTGTTGGACTTAGGTCAGCATCAAGAATCTCTTGATCATTATCTTGTGGCAGTACTGAAGAGTATGATTCATAAAAGGATATTGGCATCCAAGATAACTTGCCTGATTCTGCCTGAGCATCAAGTGCTTGAATCATTTTTTTGCAGTCTTCTTCAGTTATGAAATCTTCATAAACAACGATATCTTTTGTTATTCTCTTTTTATTTTCTAGATTCATTTTACTCTCACTCCTTCTGGTATTTCAAATCTATTTGGGATTGTCTTATTATACTCCTGGATTATGTCATTTTGCATGCTTGCCCAAACCTCTTTCCCAAACTCATTTTCTTTGTCAAACCACTCTTGACTGCCTACGCTGTACTTTCTCCAATACATTCTTGCAAAATACTTCTCATTTTCATAAGAAGGAAATACTCCATGAAGGTACACAGTATCGCCTTTCCTTAATACATCTGGGTGGCCAGAAGGGAACAGTAGCCAGTCTCCTGCCTCTGGCTTATATTTTATAAGTTCTCCATTTACAAAAAAGTCAATTTCTCCACCGACATAATCTTCGTTAAAGTATGCATTTGCTGTTATGGCAAACTTATATCCTGGGCTAGGGATTGGCTCTCTTATAAAATCAGAGTGATATGTCATAGACATTACATCTTCCATATTTTTATGATACTTGCAAATTGATGGACCATACATCCTCCATAAAGGAATAGAGTCTCCGTCTTTTGTCTCTATACTTTCTGTTTTGTCGAAATCAAAATCTTTTCCGAATTTCGAAATATAGTGATCTGTAACTTTGTCAAAACCTTCTGCTAACTCTAGTAAAAAATATTTCTGATCTTCTTGTACTTGATTATGAGTTTCTATAGTCTGTAGATTTTTGTAACTCCAGTCTCGATTAAAAGATGTTCCTGCTGGATAATTAATGTATTGACCAAAGATAGACCATTCTGACCATTCTCCAAAAACTTGCTCACCTTCGACTTCTGAAGAGTTTTTTACAATATCATACATCTTTGTTGGATTTTCAAAAACATTTTTGTAAACAATAATATTTGGATATATCTCTACAAATTCAAACTCTTTGTTTGTCATGGTTGCCTATCACCAGTATGCTTAACAATTTCCCAAAAGAACGGACAGGTAAACCTTAATCCACTCTTTATCTCTGTTACTCCGTGGATATAGTTCTTATCTCCAGGGAAGAAGTATGCTGCACCCTTTTTAGGCTTAAACTGCACACCCTGTAGAGGGAAATATAGTTCTCCGCCCTCGTAATCATCATTAAGATAAAATAAACTTGATAGATCGTAATTTGGGAAATCATTAGGAAGTCCAGCATCTGGACCCTCGTGAAGTTCTTTATCAGCATGTGGCTTTTGGAACTGTCCTGGTAGCCACTTTACAATTGTTGTTCCTGTTGGCACAACTTCAACCTTATAAAACTCTTCAACAATTGGCTTTAGTCTTTGGAACAATCCCGCAATAACTGGAGCAATTGCTGGATCATTTTTGTCTAAAGTTGGGCTAGTTGCAACTCTATCTTTCCAGTAGTCTGAGTCATAAACAACTGTTCCGTTTTCATTTACATGACTTTCTGTTACATCCCAAATGGTTAAAGATTTTGCAGCCTTTTCTAGGAAGTCTATTTCTTCTTGAGTCATAAAGTTTTCTAACTCAACGATCATATCCTTGCTGCTTCCAAACCACCCAGAAGGAGTCATAGAAGGCTTTCTTACTACAACAGAGGCATTTATATTTTCCATAATTTGATTATATCATAGGGTTTATACCCTACAATTCCCTTTCTATTTCTAGTTGTTTCAAGAATCTTTCTATGCTAAATCTCCAGTTATCTTTTGCAAAAGAAGTTACAATCTTAATGCATACATCTTCATAGTCTTCCTTGCTTAGTTTATCTTTCAAACTATGAAGTGCATCAACAGTATCTATATAGTTTTGCCTAACAAAAGATGGATCTCCTGCATGATTTCTCTTTAAAACTTTTGTCAGAGTGTTACCAGATGGTTGATATAAAGAAACAGTCAGATAGTCTTTAGCAAATCCTGCATCCTGATACATTTCGTATCCTTCTAACGCCTGCTCAATATTGTCAAAAGAAATTATTGACCTTACTGGAGATTCTCCATCTCTAGATACAGTGATCATATAATGACCTACTCTGCCTTCTTTGGCATTTTTAACATACTCATTTACCATATCGTCATGTGTCATATTTAGTTCACTCATTGTTTATCCGTATTATCTTTTACACTAAGTTTTAAGGTTTTTACTTCATGAGATCCTAGAGACTCTTGCTTTTCATTAACAGCGTTTCTATACCAATCAGTCCATTCTCCAGAAGAGTTTAAAACCTGTGCTGCTTCACCATAAGCAATATTTGCTTCTAGTCTTTTCCTATCTTCATCTCTGTACTCTACAATGTTTATAACTGTGTTATTTAATTGTGTTAAAGATATAGGAATAATTGTTGCAACTGGTGTTCCAGCCTTTATTATAACCTTTTTGTTTGCAACCTTTGCTTTAATAGCCAGCGGTAATGGATTATCATAAAATGATGTGCTTATTAGTGATGACATAACCTCAAACTCATCACTAAAATAATTTACTGGATTAATAGTAAAAATGCTAACATCTTCGTCTGTTCTAAATATTAAAGATGTATCCAGACTTACTGATGACTGGCCTCTTCCAGAGTATGCTCTGTCTGGATTAAATATTGTAACGTGGTCCTGTGTCTGATCATTTATACCGTCCCAAATAAACTCAATATCTTCTTTGCAGGAAAGACTGTAGCCTATTACATTTGCCTGAGTTACTGGGAAACATCTATAAGCGTGGTTTTCTGAGGTAGCATCCATCCAGTCTCTTTTGATTGACATAGGAGTTATTTCAAAGATACAGCCTGGAACCTTTTCAACAGATATGTTGTACATTACTCATTATCCCATTTTGGATCATACATGTCTGGAGTATGATACTTTTTGCTATAGTCTAGCATTGTTACAATAGAGTACTTTGTTCCAGAATGTACTGGCATTGCCTGATGAGGATACATAAAATTAGAAGGGAAAATATAAAGATCTCCAGCCTCTGGCTTTATGTTTAAACCCTGCAGTCTAAAGAAAAGTTCTCCACCCTCATAGTCATCATTGACATATGCAACAAGTGATACTGTGCAGTTATATGAGTATCCGTGGTCATGGTGTTCTTTAAAGTGCTGTCCTGGACCATACTTAATAAAGTTAAATGCTTCCCAATACTTTAGAGGCATAATATTGTGATCTCTTCTATAGTCTTCGACTGCTTCAAATTGAGCATCGTAAATATCTTGCCACAAAGACTGCAACTTTAGAGACTCTTCACTCTTATCTTGCTCTATGTCTGTTTTCTTAAACTTAAAGTCTGCACAGTCTCTATAGTCTGGCATTAGTTGTTGATAACCAACATATGCTGGCATCCAGTGGTATCTCTTACCTTCTGGAGATAATTCTCCATAACCAGCAACTGATCCAAGGGTATTCTCAAGTCTGTTGATTACGTCAAACTCTTTTTTAATAACACCTTTGTAGCAAAAAATTCCATTGCCAAGATCTTTTTTCTCTGTCCATGTTTGCATAATATATTCCTTATCTATATTCTCTTCGTGACCAGACTTTATTTTTATATACCCCGCCATCTGGTTGGCGATAAAACTGCATGTTCTTAACCATTTTATCATAAATTTTAGACTGATCTAATACTTCTATTTCATGCTCCCAATTTTCTCTTTTAAAAGGAAGAACCTGAAGGTATGGAGTTCCTGCTGGAATAGTTCCTTCCCATCCATCAGCAATAAAAAATGGAAAACTTCCAAGTAGGTGAACCTTGTCTGAATCAACAACCCCAGTCGTATTTAAGAATGGTAGGTCAAACCTGTTCATTGGTGTCATGAATAAAGCACTATAACCTTCTGGTAGTTCTAATCCCCAATCAGCAGACCAAGCAAAGTGATGCTTATAGTATCCAAGTGGGTGCTCGAACTGTGGCATTGGGGGTCTTTGTGTACAAAAGTCCTGATACTTTGTTTCTTCAACTTTTACATTAATTATACCCTGAGCATTTTTAAAAAATGTTAGATCGCAAGGTGTTTTAAAAACATATCCCGTTGAAAATGCATCCATAATTGCAGGACAGGCTTTCCAGGTTGGAATCTTCCCATAGTCGTCAGTAGTTCCCTCTTTAGGAAATGGACAAACCTCTTTTGGTGCTTTGTAATATTCCCCATTTGGCATTTTTGCAAACCTGTCTGCATCTTTGTACCATTCTGGAATTACGCCCTGAGTGGGACCTGGCACAGACTTGCTTTCCTTATTTAGCCACGGCCTAAAGGATCTAAATATTGCAACATTTGGTTTTAATGACACTACTTGTGTCCTAATTCATTAATGTCTGTCATTACGACAACACAATATTTTGTCCCCGATTTCATTGGCAGTGATGCATGTTCATAGATATAGTTTGATGGGCAAAGAATTATGTCCCCAACCTTTGGAGTATGAGTATATCCATCAAATCTTGGAAATCTAATTTCTCCGCCTTCATAATCTTCATTAATATAAATTACTGCAGAAACTGTACAGTTGTATGCTGGTCCATGGTCCGCATGAATATTAAAGTGCTTTCCTTCTCCTTCATACTTTACAAAATTAAACGCTTCATAATAAACAACATTTATTCCCCAGTACCTTGCATAGTCATCAACACAAAACTTTAACTTTTGATATATCTCTTCGTGCAGATCAAGCAACTCAGAATTGTGCTCATCTCTTGGGCCAAGGTTTTCTTGCTTGTATTTAAAGTCTACAGCATCTCTAGCCTTTTTAATTGGAATGTCTGAGTTGGTAACTTTTGCTTCTGACCACTTATATTTTCCAGTACCGCCTAAGTTTGACTCAAGAGTGTTTATGTATCTTTCGGAATCTTCTTTTGAAAAAACATTTCTATAGATATTAATTCCAAGCGCTGGGTTTTCAACCAGAATATTATTTCCTATTTGTCGATCTGAATATCTATTTACCGCTGTTTCTGATCTATCCTTAGTAAACCAAGGAGTTTCATTTTCATCATACACTGACATTTTAATTCCTATCTTTTGTTAGCCTGCCTAAATAAAAGTATACCACACCAAACTTTCTGATGTGGTATACCTTTACTTTACTATTTTATATTATGTTGCTCTTGGATCCCACTTGCCTCCGCCGAATGATGGGAAGAACGGTGGGAAGAACGGTGGGAAGAACGGGAAGAACGGGAAGAATGGTGGGAAGAATGGGAAGAACGGGAAGAACGGGAAGAACGGTGGGAAGAACGGGAAGAACGGGAAGAACGGTGGGAAGAACGGGAA